TCTGGGGGGCGAGTGGTCGCTGGTTCGAATCCAGTCACCCCGACTAACTGGAAGGCCTCTCAAAGTCAGTGATTTAGCTGCTTTGAGGGGCTTTTTTATGGTCATGAACGAGGCGGTGCCGCGCCTCTCCGCAGGGCCGTTTTCAGGTATTATGGGGTACTTTTGTGTCGCAGTAATCGACAAATAATCGACAAGAATCGAGCAAGAACGGAGACTTATGACCATACGAGTGACCACTATCGGGAAGTATAAACGACCAGACGGCACGGTGCCCATCTACCTCTCTTTTGCGGGGCACGGGAAGACCGCCTTCCACGGGCTGGGTGTCTATGTCCTCCCCTCGGAGTTCGACAAGGAGACGGGTACCGTGCGGACGGTCGACAGGCGGCGCAAGGCGGACTTTGCGCGGTACAACCTTTTGATTCAGGCTGAGCTTACACGTGCCCGCAACCTCTTGCTCTCGCTTCAGCTCGCCGGGAAGGCGGGCAGCATACAGCCAGCGCGCTTCAAGGCCATGTTTGCCGCCGGTGAGACCGATGGCGAGGGTGGCACGTTTACAGACTATTTCAAATCATTCATCGAGAAGAAGGCGGGGCGCACGAGGGAGATCTATCAGAACACGCTCGATAAGATTATCAGACTACACGGCGACGATGTGCCTTTTGATGCTGTCAATCACTCATGGCTCGAAAACTTCGATCGCAGTATGCGCACGTCCGATATATGCAACGGGCGTGGGGAGGTGCTACGTACCGGGTTGGCCACGAACGCCCGCGCGATCCATCTGCGAAACATTCGTGCGGTCTTCAATAAGGCCATCGATGAAGAGGTGATCGGGCTGGAGCTGTACCCCTTTCGGCGTTTCAAGATCGAAAAGGAGCGCACTCGCAAACGGGCGGTCTCCCTCACCCAGCTGCGCGCCCTCTTTGATTACCCGTGCGAGACTGTGGCCGAGGAGTGGGCCGTGGACGTATCGCGGCTGATCTTCTACCTGATCGGGATCAACACCGTGGACCTCTTTCACCTCGAGGAGTACGACGGCGAGTATATCCACTACCGGCGCGCCAAAACGGGGACGCTTTACAGTATCAAAGTGGAGCCCGAGGCGGCCGCGCTGCTCGAGAAGTACCGCGGACGGGAGCACCTGCTCAACTTCCGAGAGCGTTTCAAGCACCTGGAATCATTCAAGGCTAAGATCAACAAGACGCTAAAAGGCATCGCGTCGAAGGATCCCCGCATCCCGGTGATGACCTCTTACACCTTTCGCCACACATGGGCTACGCTGGCTGCCGAATTGGATATTCCCAAGGAGACGATCGCCGCCGGGCTTGGGCACGCGCAGAACGCCACCGTGACGGACGTCTATATCGACTTCAACCGTAAGAAGGTGGACGCAGCCAATCGCCGCGTGCTGGATTACGTGGCCGGAGGCGAATAGTTATTTGTGGTGTGCCGCGCGGCAGGCGGTGACGAACCGTGCGCCATACTTTTGCCAGCGTTCAAACAAACACAAGATACGGAAGTACTTAAAATCATCAATTATGAACACCATCCTCAATTGCATTGCGATAGCGCTGGCTTTAACTGCCATCTTTATGTGTATTGCCGACTGGATTAGACGCCGGTACGACTGACCATTCTCAGTCTCCGCAGCGAGTAACCCAAGCGAGAAATGCCACTATCAATGAGAGTAAGGCTATCATCGCCATTACCCATTGATAGTTTACGGGGTTGCGCAGCCTGGGATTCTCTTTCATATAGGCGGATCCCTTCGATGTAAGCCAGGCGGCCACGACGCCATCCTCCGAGAAATGAGCCACGGCCATCTTCAGCTCCTGCAGCCGATTCAGATCTGTCTCCAGCACATCCATATCAAACAGCTGCTCCAACTCTTCGGGCGTTTTGCCCTCGGAAAGCGCTCGGAGCAGCTGCTTCTCCCTTTCTGAAAACTCATATCGTTCCATTATTCTTTGATTTCTTGTTTGTGTGACCGGGCGGCCGTGTAGGGTGAGATCTACGTGGTCGCCCGGTGTGTTTTTGTGGGGAACGTGTACCCGAAAGCGCCGTTTGTTGCCCCTATCGAGGCCGACGTGTACCCGAAACCAGCGAAACGTGCCTCGTTTGGGAGCAAAATCCTGTTTTTGACGTGAAATGAGGGTCGCCGCGGACCTAAATTCTGTTTTTGATGCGAAATGAGGGTCGCCGCGGACTTCAAATCCATTTTTAGCCCAATCCGAGGGTCATTTTGGGCTCCAAATCAGTTTTTAGCCCAAAACGAGGGTCGCCGCAGGCTCAAATTCCGTTTTTGGTCTCGGGCGAGGGTCGTTTCAAGACTCCCCGGGTCACACGCCGGCCGGGGCAAGCTCAGCTGAGCGGCCGTGTGTGTTGAGTGAAGGCCCGCCTATATTTATTCTTAACCGTCTTCGATTGAGTGAAGCACGCAATGAGCGAAGCAAACAGGTCGGGCTTCATTTGCCCCCAAATGAGGTAGTCCTGCCCTTCCTTGGGGTGTTTCTCCGAGATCCAAACTGTTTCGTAGTCGTCTATTTGTTCGCCGTAGATAAACGTCGTGCGTGGGAAGCGTTTGCCGCACAGGGTGACCTCTACCTTGTCGGAAAAGACGAAGCAGTTAATGCGCCGTTCGTCGCTATTCACGCAGCCGTGTGCTGTCTCTAACCCCTCCGGAATATGATCGTGGCTGGTGGGGAGCGACGCAATAAGCATCTCGCCACCCGGCAGGTTTTTGAGGATAACGAAGTATTTGTTCTTCGGCTCGTTCCCATTCTTAAAATGAAACGGGGTGAAATAAATGATCGTGCCTTCTACAAACATGGCGCTCAGAACATTTCCCTGTACGACTCGTATTTTTCTTTCTTATACGGATCGTCGGCCACAAGGCGCCCCATGTCAATGGCGAAATCCGTAGAGTTGATCCGCTCATTCTCGAGAGCGTCCAGCACGCCGTTTTCACGCGCCGTCTCATACCAAAGAGAGCCAGGAAGGTGGGTGGTGTTGACCAGCTCCTTAGCTGTCATTTTGCCATATTCGGATATCACACGATCCATCAGCTCCATGTCGTATGCTGAAAATTCATCGTCGCAAAACGGGCGATTGGGAACAAGCCGCTGCCAATCACTGTCGTTTGTTCGACAAGGCTCATTGCGCACGTAGTGCACAAAAGGCGCCAGCATGGTGATCTCCGACGATAGGTCAACAAACACCGGCTGAGCCACTGGGCCAAGTTTCCACACCTTGTATTGCAGATTCAAGAAAGGGAAGCCCCTCTCAAGGATCGAACGCTCGTCTAAGAGATAGAGGAGCTTTAGCAACTTTGTTTTGGAGAGGTCAGAAATGTGATCACTCAAATACACGGCCGTATTACCGAGTTTCTCTAATTGATCCTCCCTGTATTGTACATACTGCTTTCCGATTTCCATTTTCTTCATACGTTGTTTTGGTGCAAAAGTCATGACGATTAAACGTGTTTATTCTTTTCGCGCGTTAGGGAGTGCATCCCGTACTTCTTCACTGCCCTCTCATATGAGGTGCAGACCTTTTCTATCTGGCTGTTGGCAAAGAGGATTTCCATTCAGGGGGGAGGCTAATCTTCAGGTAATGACAATGCCTCTGTGTGATCTATTATCCTCGTTATGACAGATACAAATTCATTTATCCCGTCTGGTTGATCGTAGATCTCAACGTCTGCAGTCTGATCAAACTCGAACAGTATCGCCTTCCTATTTGCCTGATGTATGATTACTCCGTTTTTGTACAGGTTGTAGTATATGATTGCATCGATTTTTATCGCCTTTGTAACATTGCGTTGGGCTCCAATAAATAGTATTCGCTTATTTGTAAGGAACAGCCTCCCTATGTCTGTGGGTGAGAAATTGACAGCATCGCTTCCAACCACGTTATAGGATCCGGCTCTCAATACACCATAGGACCAGCGGACACCGGAGTAGGTGAGGTTTAGACGCGTGCGTTTCTCTTCATGCAGGGTCACTACATTGATCCGGTGATATATGATTTCATCATCCGGCAGATTAAGCCCATATCGCATTTTATCAACTTCCATCAAGGGCAAGTATCTCAACCCGTACCTGCGATCAACCGTATAAGCATAACTGTTGAAAAGATTAGAGTCTGCACTGCCTTTCAAAAACGGTTTCCGATCATCTATGAGTGCTGCGTCTTTACTATATGCAATATCTTTCGGCATACCACACGCTACGTATATATCGAGTATGCGTACGGAGCTATTATTTTGATATAGGCTTGCCGCCGTATTAATCCAATCCTGCGCCGTACCGTAAAAATACCCTTTAGACTCTTGCACCGATAGGGCCGATATGCACTTGTTGTAGATGGCGGAATCACTCAACAATGAGCCTTTAGCTAATTGAATTTCTTCTTCGTTCAGCTTTCGTGAGTTCGTTACGGCAATATTGTATCTCTCTATTATGGCCTTTTTCTCTTCATGGATCTTACCCGACCCATCAGGATACCCTTTCGCATCCATATCAACATACCAATCTAATATTGGCATGAAGGCTTCTTTTTGAGATACAATCTCTCTCACATCTGTAGATGTTTCAATTGTTGAGAGGGCATACTCTAGCAACTTTCGTTTTACACGGTCTTGCACGATTGCAATCTCCCATTCATCCGGATTGTTTTTCCAATACTGTTTCTGCTCGTATTTCTTGCCACCAAACAGCTTTCCAAAGACTCCCATTTTTTTCGTGCTATAGAGTTACTTCATTGTATGCATGCGGATACTGAACTTGACCAATGCGATTGCCTTTATTGAGGATATGGGGAAATCCTGAGGCTTGTGCAGGTCAGAATCCTCACTGACAAGTTTGATCCAGTCGTCCCCGCGTTCGGAGCGGTGAATCCGCTTTATCGTCAGGTATTCGTCACCGTCTAAATCGATAGAGACAATATAAACCTCCCCAAAAATGATGTACGGGCTTTCAACCGGGAACTGCTTATAAGCGACGATGTCGCCCGTCTTTAGTAAGGGGTACATGGAATCACCGCGCACATACAGGGCCCCGTCGCATTTTGGTGCATTGGGTATGCTGATAACGTCTATGATATTCTGATCCCTGCTTTCGAATAGGCTCTTCAGGTTTGCTGCCGCCTCCACATCATACAGGGGAATCTTCCAATCCTCCTCAATCCGCTCTACGCTTTTAGGGTGGTGTATTTGAGTGATGATAGCCGGCTCTTCCTTCAACATCTCACCCTCTCCCAGCAACAGCCAGTCCAAAGAATAGCGCCGGTATACACTGGCAATCTTTCCAAGCGTGTCATAGCTCGGTGCCGTATTCCTATTAATCATCGATTTGAGGGAGTTTTCCGAGATCTCTATCTTTTCAGCGAACCCTGAGTAAGTCAGGTTTTCGTTTTGGATAAGCCGTTTGATCCGCTCATTCATTCCGTCGTACCCAGTCTCATAAGAAGATCTTACGTCAGGATCTCCCTCCATCATGCTGCCCTCCCCTGAAAGAAGCCATTCAGACGATATGAAATGGAATTCGTGGCATACAGATCGAACAAATTGTTCTGTCACCTTCCGTCTATTGTTCTTCAACTCGGATATATAGCTCCTGTTTACGTGTACTCTGGCTGCGAAGTCGGCATCATTGTAGATTATTCTCCGACTCTTCAATTCATCTAATAGTTCGACAAACCTCTGATTCCTTGAATAATCCGAGGTCGACTCTTGCTGGATTGTGCGGGCTGCAATCATTGTTATAGTTTTTTATAGTTCGACTTTGTTATATGTAGAACAAACTGTTCTATCTTTGCGCCATGATTTGATACAAAAGTAGAGAAATAAACAAGGTAAAGAACAGTAATGCACAAGCAGGTAGAGAAAATGGAAACAACGAATAAGCATTTCAAACTCACAGAGGAGACGATCGAGTGGCAGGGGCACATCCTACACCGTATTGAGGCAACAATAGACAGCTGCTGGGCGAATGCCGGCGAACTGGGTGGATTCGTAGAGAGTGAGCACAATCTGAGAGGCGAGTCATGGGTGGCTGACGAGGCCAAAGTCTGGGGATCCGCTTACCTATTGGACCGATCGCTGGCCTGCGATAACGCGCAAGTCTTTGACAAGTGCATACTCATGGACATGTCGCAAGTGGCAGGTGATTCTCGCATTCACGGCTATGGGACGGTGGTGCACAGTGCAGCGAAGATTTACAGTGGGGTGGTCGAGAGTTCGGATGACTACATCGTCTTCCAAGGCTTCCACGAAGGCGGCCCCCTGACCGCCTATCGGGACACGAACGACATGCCGTCCATAATCCTCGGCGGCAGCTGGTACACCCTGCCGAACTTCATCCGATGGGCCAAACAGCGCTATGAGAACAACCCCGATCGCCTCGAGGAGGTGCGCCTCATCACAGAACTGATCAGAAAGCGATTTGACAAAGAGTAAACACACGAAACGATATGGAGTACAGAGAAAAGTATTTGACACAAGCAGAGAAAGACGAGCGCGTCTACACCTACTTCCAAAAGAAGCTGAAAGAAGGGGCAAACGTCACCCGCGCCACGTACGACGCAATGACGGCCTTCGGATTCAGGACGCCGCAAACGATGTATAACATCCGCCGGCGCGTAGAGAGCCGTCGGGCTGCAGCCGAGAGGAAGGCCGTAGAGGCATAAAAAGAAAGGGTTCAAACAATGGCAACAACAACGAAAACCGATCCGCGGCAGGAGCGCCGACAGGCAGCGGCCGTAACCAAAGAGTGGTACAGCGAGCGAGAGGCGGCGATCTACACCGGTGTATCCGTAGAGACGCTCAAACGAATGCGAAACGCTGGCTCGGTTCGATACGGCGTGCGCCGCAACGGGCGCGGCATCACCTACCGGCGGGGCGATCTGGACCGCGTCATGGAGCGGGAGTTCCAGTTCAACGAGGCGCTGCCGGTAGATCCCAACGCAGACCTGCTGACGCTGGGGCGAGGAAGGAGGGTGCGGTCATGAAGGCGATACTCGAACAGGCGCGCTACCTCTTCCTGGAGTCCACCGGCTGGACACACCTCGACACGCGCGGCCGCTGGGTGGCCGTCTACTTCGCCCTTTCGCTCACCGCGATAGGCATCCTGAAAGAGGCGCCCGTATGGGTCTGGATCGCCGTGGCGCTGAACTTCATGAACGCCGCGCGCATGGTACGCCGGATCGACATGCCCGAGCTGACCGACGGCGACGGCGAGGAGGAATCTCCATCGAACGAAAGCAAGCATAACGACAACGACCGCCCGGGCGATCAGCCCCCCACGGCAGCTCCGGCGGCGTAACACGAGGCATAACAACAATCACACAAACACAGAACTGAAATAATGGCAACGAACAAGTACGGAAAAGAGATTATCACCAAAGAGCGCGCTATGCTCGATCTGATAGAGCCCTTGAATTGTCTCCCCTTCAAACACCGGCAAGACATCCGCTCTTTTTACACCCGGCCGGCCGAGGTTTCCCCTCATGGAGAGCCTGGAGTTTACACGATTCATCTCAGCAAGTCGCACACGGATTACGAGAAATTCCTGCGAATCATCAGGGAGTATTTCAGTGAGAAGGCTTTAGACAAAGGTGGCTACACGATCAAAGAAGGCCTTTTTGGTCGTACCAAAGTGAGTATTGGCGTACCGGTAAACTAACGAGTCACACACACTAAACACGAATAGAAAGAAATGGAAACCGAGAAAGTAAACACGGGCGAAACAGCGCCTGACAAAGATTTTTCAGAGAGAGTAGACAAAATCGCGGATGAGCTGCAATCCATAGCGCAGGAGGATATAGAAAATAGGTACGTCTTACTGATTGCTGGAGAGGGAAAGCACGCAACAAGACTTCTCCAAGGTCACATAGGCCGTCTTACAAGCATTTCGGGGCAGTCTTTGGCGGCAGACGAAGAGGTGCGCTATGTCATGCTTAAAATCATTCTTAGCTGGTTAGGCGCGATAGGCCCGCGCAACGCACTGGGTATTACAAAAGCGCTCTATGAGGCAGTTAAGCAGAAATTAAAAGAAGAGGAATCTCGCCCGAAGGCAGAGGCATAAAGACTAGTCACACCCACTAAACACGAACACAACAATGAAAAGGATAACGATTGAAGAGCTGCGCCTCCGGAACTTCCGCGGAGCGCGGGACGTTCGGGTCAGCTTCGCGGCGGGGACGAACATCGTCAGCGGCGATAACGGCACGGGCAAGTCCACCCTGATGGACGCCTTCCTCTGGCTGCTTTTCGGCAAGGATGCGGAGGAGCGGAAGGACTGCGAGATCAAACGCATCGAGGCCGGCGAGAGGCTCCGACAGACGGACGCCACGGTGGAATGCCGCCTCGACGTGGACGGCCAACAGAACACCCTGCGGCGCTCCCTCCGAGAGGTATGGAGCAAGCCACGCGGCGCCACGGAGCCCGTATTCAAAGGCAACGAGACGGAGTACACGATCAACGATGTGCCCAAAAAGATGAGCGAGTTCGACGCCTGGGTGGCGGAGCATTTGGCGCCTGCAGATGTCTTCCGTTTGCTCACCGACGCCGGCTGCTTCCCCCGCCTGAAGTGGGAGAAACAGCGCGAGAAGCTCTTTGAGTTGGCCGGCGGCGTGGACGAGGAGGCCGTAAAGTCCAGCGTAGACGGTCTCGGCGATCTGCTGGCACGCCTCTCGGGAAAGTCGCTCGAGGATTACAAGCGGGAGCTGGCCGCCCGCAAGCGAAAGCTGCGGAAAGCGCTCGAGGAGATCCCCGCGCGGTCGGATCAGACGCGGCTCATGATCCCCACCACCGACGCCCGCGATATCTGGGAGCGTAAGCTGGCTGACGTGGACGCCCGTCTGGCCGCGCTGAACCGGGAGGCGGCCGACTTTGCCGCAGAGGAGCGTGCGCGGGGCGCCGAGGCCCGTCGCCGGGTGGAGGAGGTCGAGGCGCTCAAGACCCGCATGGCCCGCCGCACGGCCGAGCTGCGCCGCGCTGCCATCGAGGAGGCTGAAAAGAAGAATGAGGGGCACCGACAGGTCGAGGCGCGTCTCCGAGACCTCAAGGCAGCAGACGCCGAGGCGACGCGTAGACTCAAAGACGCCAAAGGGGAGGTGGACGAGCTGGCCCTACGGATCAACCAGAAGGAGGCCGAATGCGAGCGCCTGCGCGCCACGTGGTACGCCGAAAGCGCCCGGCCCTACACGGGCGACAACGTGTGCCCGCACTGCCTTCAGCCGCTGCCGGAAGAGATGCAGCGAGACAATCGCCGGCGCTTCGAGGAGTCGAAAAACGAGCGCCTCAGCCAGATCCAGACCGACGGCCACCGGACGAAGGCGGAGATCACCCGGCTGGAGGAGGAGATGAAGACTGCCGAGGCGCGGCTGGACAGAGCTGCCGCCGATGCCTTCGACGCCGAAGCGAGTGCTGAGATCCTCCGGGAGGAGCTCGCCGAGATGCCCGACCGCGTGGAGCCGGCTGCGGTGGATCCGATGGCGGATGAGGCGTACCGCGCTATGGCCGATGAACTGGCCGCGATGGAGGCTGATGCTCCGCAGACCTCGCCGGCGTCCGATCCGAATGGCGGCGAGGCCATCACCGCCCGACTGGCGGCCCTCAACCGTGAGCGCGACACGATCCGCCGTGGGCTCTCTGATTGCGACACCGCCGACAGCCTCCGCGCCGAGATCCGGCGCTTGGACGAAGAGAGCCGCACACTGGCCCAGCAGCTCTCGGACGCCGACAGGGACGAGGACACCATGCGCCGCTACACCCGCGCCCGCATCGAGGCCATGGAGCAGCGGGTGAACAGCCTCTTCCGCACGGTTCGCTTCCGCCTCTTCGAGTACACCAACGAGGGCGGCGAGGTGGACACCTGTGTGCCGCTCGTGGGCGCCGACGGCGTACCCTACCCGGTGGCCAACACGGCCGCGCAGGTCTGGGCGGGGCTGGAGATCATCCGCGTCTTGCAACAGCATGCCGGCGTATCGACCCCCGTGTTCGTGGACGGCGCCGAGCGCGTGACCCAGTTCCCGGAGATGGACCACCAAGCGATCTTGCTCCGCGTGGTGGAAGGCGTACGGCCGTTGCGGGTAGAATCGAAAGCATAAAGCATAAAGCACAACCCACAAACGACACAGAGATGAATCCAGCAGAGTTCCGCCGCGGGGCGCAGTACATCTACACCGGCGGCCCGGTAGAAGCCGAATACGTGACTTTCGTGTATCCCGGGATCAATCACTACAACTTCATGGACGCCGACGGCCGCACGATCCGGCTCAGCCATTCCGAGGCCGTGTCCTTTATCCAACCCATTCAATAAACCCCAAACAAAATGAACGTAACAGAGCAAATCACCCGGGGCACAATCGAGGTGCCCGCAGCCGGCGGCGATGTGACCGTCGAGATCAGTGTAGAACGCAATCCAGAAGGCGCGCCCGTTGAACTCACGGCCAGCTTTCGGCGCACCGCCAAAGACGGCAGCACGCAGTATTTCGGCAGCGCGCAGGCCGGGCCAGACGGATCCGTGGGCCTCTATTTGAGCGCTACCAGCACCCCGTTGCCAGACGGCCTAAAGAGTTCCCTCCTGGCCGCCGTACTGAAAGAGGCCGCCGCCGTTTTCCAACCCGAAGCGAAGGAAGCGGCCGAATGATCAACCACGGTGAGGGGCGGCTGGGCCACATGCCCACCGCCCCCCCCGAACGGATAAACGCCTAAACAATTCAACCGGGCTCCAACCCCCCAACACACACACAAACAGAAATGGAAACAACAGCCACCACCCACACCGCCCCGGCCATGCAGCCGCAGGGCACAGCCACGCCCCAAGAGAGAGGCATCACCCGCTACACCGTGAACGGCGAAGAAGTCACCCTGAGCGAGAAGATCGTCACCGACTTCCTCACCCGCGGCAGCAACGTCCCACGGGCAGACATCGTGCAATTCATCGCCATCTGCAAGTACAACCGCCTCAACCCCTTCCTCAACGAGGCCTACTTAGTGAAGTACGGCGACAAGCCCGCCCAGATGATCGTCTCGAAAGAGGCCCTCATGAAACGCGCCGAAAGCTGCCCCAGCTTCAACGGGCTGGAGGCCGGCCTGATCCTCAAACGCGGCAGCGAGATTGTCGAAGAAGAGGGCGCCTTCCAGCTCCCCGGCGACCAGCTGCTGGGCGGCTGGGCACGCGTCTACAGGAAAGACCGCGAGTACCCCTCCACGGCGCGCGTATCGCTCGCAGAGTATGACCGAAAGCAGTCCACCTGGAATGCCATGCGCGCCACCATGATCCGCAAGACGGCTGTCGTGCAAGCCCTGCGCGAAGCCTTCCCCACGCAGCTCGGCGCCATGTACACGGCCGAAGAGCGCGGCGTGCCCGAAGATGCCACCTACGAAGACGTCACCCAGCGCCTCGAGCGCGAAAAGGCCGCCGAGGCTAATCGCACCACGCTCAGCATCGACACCCCGCCCGCCCCCAGCCCGGCTTCGCCGGTGCCCGCAGACGCCCCCGCCGCCGCAGCAGTGCCCTTTTGATTCGGAGACATGTAGCCCATCCACTCAACACATAAACAGTTCAACAGGCGGCCTTGCCGCCTCAACATCTCAACAACAATGCGCCTCACCATATTAGGAAGCTCATCCGCCGCCAACGGCTACGTGTTGGATAACGGCCGCGAGGCACTCGCCATCGAATGCGGGTGCCCGCTCGCCGACCTCCAGCGTGCCGTGGGGTTCGACCTTCGGCGTGTAGCCGGTGTACTCCTCACCCATGAGCACGGCGACCACGCCCGACACGCCCTGAAATACATCAAGGCCGCCCTGCCGCTCTACGCCTCCGCGGGCACGCTGATGGCGCTCCCCGACGAGGTCTGTACCTCCACGTTTTCGTACCCCGTGCGCTCGCCCAAGCCTTTCCGCGTAGGTGATTTCCGGGTGCTCCCCTTCGATGTGAAGCACGACGCTGCCGAACCGCTGGGCTTCATGGTGGCGCACCCCGAGATGGGCGCTTTGGTCTTTGCCACCGATACGCGCTTCCTACCCTACACGTTCGACGGCGTAAAGACATGGCTCCTTGAATGCAACTACGACACCGCCCTGCTGGCCGAGAACGCCCGGGCGGGCATCGTCTCCGAGGCGCAGCGCGTGCGCGTAATCGAGAGCCACATGAGCCTCGACACTTGCCGGGAGACACTTCAGGCCAACGACCTCAGCGAGACGCGCCGCATCATCCTCATCCACCTCTCCGACCGCAACTCTAATGCGGCCCAATTCAAGAAAACAATCGCCCGCGCCACCGGCCGCGAGGTCATCACCGCCGACCGTGGGCAAACTATCGAACTCATTTAATCACAACACATAAACATCACACATCATTATGGAAACAAAAACAGAGTATCAGAAGATCAATACGCTATTCAAGCGTGACAGCAACAACGTGATCATGCCCGACGCGTGGGCAGACCCCATGTTTGAGTATTTAGCCAATACGAAATGGGAGGCTACCGAGAAAGTGGACGGCACCAACATCCGCATCATCATTACCCCGCCCCCTACAGAAGGCGCGCCCGTGGGCGTAGAGTTCCGCGGTCGCACAGACGCCGCGCAAATCCCCGGACACTTGCTTAAGCGACTCGAAGAGCTCTTCCCCGTCGACAAGATGACAGAGCAATTCAACCCCGCCGTGCGCCCCTTGAAAGACACCATCGTGCTTTACGGCGAAGGGTACGGGGAAAAGATCCAAAGCGGAGGACGATACACAAAGGGCGGCGCTGACTTTATCCTCTTCGACGTCCGCGTGGGCGATTGGTGGTTGCTGCGCGATAAAGTGGAAGGCATCGCCGACGCACTGAGTATAAAGGTCGTCCCCTTCATGGGCTACATGACCATCCCGGAGGCCATCGAGTACGTCCGCCGCGGCTTTACCTCTCAGATCGCCGCCGACCCAACGCTCCCCGCTGAGGGCTTGGTACTCAAAACGCCCGTGGGCTTACTCGATCGCACCGGCCACCGCATCGTGGCCAAGGTGAAAACCGTGGACCTCCGTAAGCTGGAAGCCAAACAGACACGCATGAATAAGGAACGCAAAGCATAAGGGGAGGAACAGAATCATGGCATGGTATGAATGCAAAGTCACACACAAAGTAATTAGCGAAGACGGCTGGAAGACCGTCACAGAGCCCTACCTCGTCGAAGCGCTGTCCGTCACGGAGGCCGCCACGCGAATCACCGCGAAACTCGACGGCGACGGCGGCGACCTCACCATTGAAGGCGTCACCCGCAAGCGCCTGCAAGAGGTCTTTCTCGAGGCCAGCGAATGGGAGCACCCTTTCTTTTTAGCCAAAGTAGACCTGACCACCCTCGATGAGAAATCAGGAGCAGAGCGCGAACAGACCTACGCCTACCTCATTGAGGCGGAGGCCTTGAAAGACGCCATGCAGCGCCTCGAGGCGGAGTTCCGCGGCGGCGTATCGGACTGGGAGCTGCTTTCGCTCTCCAAGACTCCCATTGTGGAGGTGGTAACGGAAGAAAAGAAGGCGGATGGAGCTGCCTAAGTTGAACTTAGGTCGTGGGATTTTTTCAATGGCAATTGCAGATAAACGGATCATGAATACTTTTGGGGCGTCCTACATATCACCTCGGAGCGGGTTAACCGCTACTGATTGCAGAGCGGATTTTTTGTATCCGTTCGGCGCCCCAATAGGGTGCAGTACCCCCTCGCGGATGCTTAATGGCACCGCTGCTCCGAGAGAGTGTAGGACAGAGGGAAAGGCTGTGCCCTTCTTTTGTTCACGGCCACTGAAAAGTTTATCTGTAATGTCCTACACAGAAAGAACTGCATTTGAGGTGAAGCATAGTAGCCGCACGTGCACGCCAACGGAGCGAAACACCGTATCCCGCGCTGCGTTCCTGACCGAAAAGAGCGCAAAGAACAAAGCCTACGCTTTTATCCTTCAACACGGACTGCTTGAAGACTTCAGGCATTTCATCAACAGCCTCCCCGACGGTACAGATCCGCACGGGCTGTGTGTTGACATCCTTACCCGAAAATTCAACACTCACAATCATGGAAAGAAATAATCAGATCCAATTATTCGACAGCCCGCAATTCGGGCAATTGAGAACACATGTGGATGAAGGCGGCCAAGTGTGGTTTTGCCTGAACGACGTAGCCACTTCTTTGGAGTTTTCCAATCCTCGGAATCTCATTCAAAGACTAAACGCAAAGGGTGTCCATACTATAGACACCCTTACGGCGGGTGGCTTGCAGGCTATGACTTACATCAACGAGCCGAACCTATACCGCTGTATATTCCAAAGTAGAAAGGATGCCGCCGAGAATTATCAAAACTGGGTATTCGAAGAAGTACTTCCCACTATTCATCGCACCGGCGGCTACATCGCGGCTAAAGAAGACGAGACACCGGCTGAGATCATGGCGCGCGCCCTGAAAGTAGCCGACGCTACACTTAAACGGCAAGCTCAGCGCGTGCAGATGCTCGAGGGGCGTGTAGAGGTGCAGCAAGAGCACATCCGCGTGCTCGAGCCGAAAGCCGAATACACCGACGAGGTACTTCAATCACCCAACACGTACACGTTTACGCAGATGGCCAAAGAGTTGGATTTCCGCACTGTTGCCCACCTCACAGCCTATCTGAAGAAGAAGGGCATCATCTTCCGCCAAAGCGGCCGCTGGATGACCACCGCCGACCATTCCGGCAAAGGCTACACCAAGACGCGCACCGTTGCCTTCGATCACAGCGACGGCCGCCCGGACACCACCGTCTACACCGTTTGGACGGAGCCCGGCCGCCGGTTCCTGCACCGCATCTGCAACACCCACAAACTGGAGGCCGCCGTATGAGCCGCACCGCATACGACCGCGCACGCGCGGAGTACATTAAGAGCCACAGCCGGGCGGAGCGATTACGGCGCGCATGGATTTTAGCCGGCGTGTTTGCCTCCCACCTGGGAGGATTTGCGAGCAAAAAGTTTTACGGAGTATATTTTTACAATCTCATGATGTACGGCTATGACATAAAGCAAGTAGACGCGTTAAGTGAATCCATGAAGTGTGGACTAACATGCCCTACAATACGAAAACATTACATATTTTGCTTTGACACACTTAGAACGATTGAGTTCTATGAAGCAGGGTTTTATGACAGGGAGGAAGCCGAAAAGGTCATTGCAAAGTATATGAATGGCAGCAACGCACCTGAAAGCAACCCCGCAATGGTTTTGCGCGCTGCGTTCCGTGAGTTGGAGCACGCGCTGATCACTTTACCACGGACGACACTTTCCAAAAAGGAAACAGTCGCCAACGCAACCCATTCTTCATAATCTATGAAGAATTATGAAGGATTATCTGAATAACGACCTGCCGGGGGTGAGTGAAGCCCCCGGCATATACACTCACAATGGAATTACATATAACGCCAAAAGAGCAAATCCTCCGAGAGCTGGAGGTAATACAGGCGTGCGAAGAAGAAACCATCTCCGAGGAGGTCTCCAAGGTGATCGAGTACGGACAGACGCTCGCTCCGTATATATCGAGATCCGGAAAGCTCCTGGCGGACGCTAAGCACCACCTGAACACGCGCATGAAGGAGGATACGTTCGACGCCCTCCGAAAGACGGCTAAGCAAGGCGGCGCCACTGCGAAAGCGATAAACGCCATCGTGGATAGCCTCTGCGCCGAGGAGCGCTATTTGGTGGACTTCGCCGAGCGTGTGAACCGTTGCGGCGTGCACCGCCTCGATTGGTGCCGCACGCTCATCAGTAAGGCCAAAGAGGACATGCGCCTCTCGGGCATGCAACCCACATAACACAAATAGATAATAGATAAAGGAACGCGCGCACGCGTACTCTTATATATATACCCATAGCCATGTGCAAGAAAACTTACTTCAACCACGACAGCAACGCCCGCAATGACGAAAAGATCGTCGCCCTGCGCATCCGATACGGAGCCGAAGGATATGGCGTCTACTTCATGCTCATAGAGATGCTGCAAGCTGCCCCGGGCTGCACGCTCGAGAAAGATTATAAGGCGCTGGCTTTCGATCTGCGTGTGAGTGCACGCCGGATCAAGTCTATCGTCGAGGACTTTGGCCTGTTCACTCCCACCGATGGGGGCAAGAAGTTCTACTCCGAGCGACTCGTGAAGTACGCAAGTGATGTAGATGAATCCTACGAACGGTATGCAGAAGCCGGAAGAAAGGGAATGAAAGCCCGCTGGAAGAAGTCAGAACCTATAACGATGTTATCCGAAAAGCATAACGACGTTATCGATTTTGATAACGATGTTATCCAAGCCGCCCCCGATGCAGAAATCAAAGAAGAAAACGAAAGAGAAAAAGAAACCTTTCCCCCTATAACCCCCTATAAAGAAAAAGAGAAAGCAAAAGAAGAGTCTCCAAAAGGAGAGTCTTCTGACGAAGACTCTCCCAAAAGTGCGCCCCCGGCGCCACCCTATGGGGAGGTTGTCGACATATGGAACTCCGTATGCCGTACGCTGCCCCGGGTGGTTAAGCTCACAGACGCCCGCCGAATGAAGATCCGGCAGCGGCTCTCGGAATGGGGCGGCACGCCGACGGAGCAGCTGGCCACCCTACGCGCCCTGCTCGAACGCGTGGAGGCGTCGCCCTTCCTGCACGGCGCCAGCGGCAGAGGCGGCTGGACGGCCTCGTTCGACTGGTTTTTTGCCAATGAATCGAACTGGGTGAAGGTCTCCGAGGGCAACTATGATGCCCGCCCTGAATTACTCACAAACGCAAACGCACAACCCAATGGAACGTATCAAACCCGAATGGATAGAGAGCGCGCTGAAAACGAAGAGCGAAAGCGACAGCTCGCAGAAATGGCTGCCAACGCCTGCGCCAAAGCCGATGCCATTAACGCAGCGCGTTTTGGAAACCCGTAAGCGGTACGGCGATTCGCAGGCTTTCCTGAAGCAGCTTAATCCAGACACACAGCCGCTGGCCGTGCGCCATCCTGAGCGCGCCTATATGGGCACGGCTCCCACGCTGGCCGTCGTCCGAGCCGCATACACGGAAGAGGTGGCCGAATTGTGGCTGATGGCGCAGGTCGAAAACATGAACGACTTCTGCGGGGTCAGCCGCAAGATGACCTTGTCGCAGATGCAGGAGCTGGCCCGCATGATGCTGGCCGAGGTCCCCTACCTGAAGACGTCCGAGCTGCTGCTGTTCTTCCATCGCTTCAAGGCGGGGCATTACGGCGAGTTCTTCGGCGTGGTAGACCCTCAGCGGGTGCTGTCCGGCCTGCAAGCCTTCCTCAGCGACCGCCGCTCGGAGCTGGATCGCTATCAGCGTGAAGAGGCAGCCCGACAGCGAGACGCCGCCCGGGAGGCCTCCTCAGCCCGCGCCATCACATACGCCGAATACTGCCAAATGAAAGTGGCCGAAGCCGCCGACGCCATCAGTCGGCAGGCCGAACCCCAAACCGCATAACACCCCAAAGCATGGAAATGACTACCGAGCACCGGCAAAAGACCGGTGCCTATTATACCCCACGGCCGTGGGCCGAATTGGCTGTGCGATACCTCCGAGGGGTATTCCCGGAGTTCGACCGATGCATCTTCTACGATCCAGCCGCCGGTGAAGGCGCACTGCTCGAGGCGCTGCCGGCGCACGTGGAGAAATACGCCACCACATTAGAACCCGATGACGTGGACATCCTGCGCGCAAAGGGTTTTACCGCATGGCCGTTCGACTTCCTGCACGGAGACACGGATCATTTGCCAAAGGTGCTCTTCGATGCTGCGCAGATGGGGCGCTTGGTGATCTTCACCAACCCTCCCTTCGTCTCCGTTACCAACGGCCTGCTGCGAGAGGCGTATTGCACAAACAATGCAGCCGCGCTCTTCGTCTACCGCGCCTTCGAGGGGCTCGGAGCGCAGGTCTATGCCGGCTTCAACAAGGCGGATCTCTGGATGGCGCCCCTGTTGGGGCGTTTCCGAGGAGACATGGTAGTGGATTACTGCATGGAGATCCCCGCCGCCTTTGTCACGCCGTCTTACACATGGCCGGGACTGAGCGGGCGCTGGCCGCTCCTGTTCAACATTCTCGTGCCCACCTACAGCCAGATCCGAGGCGGGTTCCGTCGCTACAAGGGAGAGGCCTGTAACACGCACTGCTTCCGCTCCTACGACACACCCGGCTTTTTTATCCCGGCCGACGTCTATGAGCAATATCCCGAAACAGCCCAAACCGCATAACCCACAACAAGCACACACGTCACAATGAGAAAGAAAATTTACATCAGCAATGCCCTCAGAGGCTTGCCGAACAATATCCTCAAGCCACTCTATGCCAACATCACCAACAGATTGGCACAAAAGGGATACGATGTCAGCTACCCCGTTGGTGAGATGGGAGCCGCATTCTTGAAATACACAATCCCACCTGATTGCGATGGACTTTATCCGTTCAACGGCTGGGAGTGGTCGCATACAGGGCAGTCTGAAATGCAAGAAGCCAGAGAAAGAAGTCTGCTACTTTTTGACACGGATACTTTCGAGGAGATACCGCCCTTCAAAATATCCGGGAAGAGGATCTTTATCAGCGGTGGAGTAGAGACTATGAACGATTCTTGGCAAACCGAGGGTTCAAGTCTGTATTTAAGGGAGTGGGGATTCGAGCCTGTGCATATCGGGCTATACGAATTGCCTTTTCCGCCGGAGATTACCATTCAGGAATACATGAAACTCCACATGGATATACTGCGAGGGTGCGACGGCGTTTTGCTGGTTACCGGATACGACCATTCGCCTATCTCGTTGCGAGAGCAGGAAGAAGCGCGAAAGGCTGACATTCCGATCTACAAATCGAGAGCGGAAATCAAGCAGGTCGCAGAGCAATACTCCCGCGAATGGTACGGCAAACATCCCATCTCCTTCCCGAAATGATCATCTACATCAGCGGCCGGATCACCGGCCTGCCTTTCCATATCGCCGCAGGACGCTTCGCCATTGCCGCCCGTCGACTCCGCGACCTCGGACACCATCCAGTGAACCCAATCCGCAACGGATTGCCCCGAGACGCCACGTGGGCGGAGCATATGCGCGCCGATTTGGCCGCTCTCAGGACCTGTGACGGCATTTGCATGCTTCGCGGGTGGGAACGGTCACGCGGCGCACAGATCGAACGGCGTGCAGCCTTAAAACGCGGCATGCCCATCTACACCTTTTCGGAGGATCGCCAGCTGATCCCTCTCACCGACGCCCCCAATAGAAACCCCATAACCACAAACCACAGATGAAAGTGAAAATCGTAAACACATCGCGCCACCCGTTGCCCGGCTACGCTACGCCGCTCTCCGCAGGAGTGGATCTCCACGCCTCTTTAGAGAAGCCTGTGACGCTCGCACCCATGCAGCGGGCACTGATCCCCACCGGGATCCGCATCGAACTCCCAGCCGGCTACGAGGCGCAAGTCCGCCCACGCAGCGGGCTGGCCATCAAGTACGGCCTCACTGTACTGAACACGCCCGGAACGATCGACGCCGATTACCGCGGAGAGATCCGTGTCATCCTCGCCAACCTCTCCGACACGCCGTTCACGGTCTACGATGGCGACCGCATCGGGCAGCTCGTCGTGACGTGTCACGAACGTGTCGAATGGCAGCCCGTGGACGCCCTCGATGAGACACAGCGCGGCTGCGGCGGATTTGGCCACACGGGCGTGTAAGCAAGTATCTATCAAACCCCGATAACCACCCTACGAATGGAATCCATCCAACCAAAAACAAAGCGCTGCTCGCATTGCGGCGCCGTGAAACCCGTGAGCGAGTTTTACCGCAACACCAACAATGCGGACAACCTGCAGAACAGCTGCAAGGCCTGCTCCAAGGCCTCCAGCAAGGCTTATTATCGCCTTCGCATCGCCAAGGAACGCCGCCTCCGCGACGGCAAACGTCGGCTGGAAGCCGCTTACCAAACCTTCGAAGACGAACTGGAGGCCGTCTCGGCCGAACGCCTCGGAGTCGTCATGCAGCGCCCCGACGTGCCCCTCAATCCGGATCTGAAGGCCTTCACGCCCCGCCAGCTGATGCGAGAGCTATACGCCCGCGGATACGAAGGCAGCCTGACCTATTCCGAGCAGGTTATTCACCGCATAAACATAGCCGCCTGCAAGCGGTGAAGACACCTCCGGGAAGCCGGGTTTCACACCAAAAAGAAGTCGGAAGCCCCAAACCCGGCGAGGATTGGGCCAAAAACCGATTCGGAGCCTCAAACCCGCCGAGGATTGGGCTAAAAACTGATTTGGAGCCCAAAACCCGCCAAGGATTGCGTCAAAATGAGTTTTGAAGCCCAAAACTTGCCTCGTTTTGCACCAAAAACCGATTTTGAGTCCAAAACGACCCTCGGATTGGGCCAAAAACAGGATTTAAGCCCGCGGCGAGGGTCATTTCGCATCAAAAACAGGATTTAGGTCCGCGGCGACCCTCGTTTCACACCTCAACGCATAAACAGATAAACAAATAAACCGGCCTTCAGGCCCTCAACGCATAAACAGATAAACAAATAAACCGGGGCTTCAGCCCCTCAACCCCCAACATCATTCAACCCCAACTATGCTACAAATCGAAGTAATTGGCAACCTCGGAAAGGATGCCGAAGTGAAAGAATTTTCAGGCAAGAAGTACGTCTGCTTCAGCGTGGCGCACACCGAAAACGTGCGCGCACAGAAGCCCGGTGAGCCCCCCACGCAACGCACCACGTGGCTGTCCATCTATTGGTACAGCGAGGGCGGCGCCGTGTTGCCCTACCTCAAGCGAGGCGCGAAGGTTTTCGTCCGCGGCACGATGCGCAACAATCTCTACACCGACCGCACCGGCCAGACGCGCGTAGACATCAACGTCAACGCCCGTGAGGTCTATCTCTGCGGCAGCAGCCCCGCACAACCGGCCGCACAGCCCGCGGCGCATCCACAGCAACCGGCCACCACGGCTCAACCGACAGCCGCCACCCAGCACGTAACAGGCCCAGCTTCGCCGGCCGGCGCACCGGCCCCCATCGGAGGCGAAGACGATCTGCCCTTCTAAACGCGCACACGGAATGGAAACAAACAACGAAACGAAAGCCCCCAGCCGGCACGAAAGGATTACGGCGGAATACCGCGCGGCCGTGGCCAACCCCAACAACCAAATAGACGTGGTGCGGTTCTCCCGCGACGTTATGGAGGCCACCGTGACCTTTCGGATCCGGTTCGGGTACGGCGTTATACTACCAAACGATGGAATAGAAGATGACTGATAAAAAATGAATACAGAAATGAAAGAGGAAAGCAAAAACAGTGAGTTCACCACGAAAGATAGAGAGATGAGTGCGAGCCTTGACACCGACAAGTTGAAGCGCATGGGATTTCATTACCCCGAATTGGCGCTTCAAGTAATCGAGGCTGTAGAGCGAGGTGACAGCTTAAGAGCAATCGCAAAAATAGACGCCTCGGAAACCGGCGAACGCGGCTGTATAAACAGCTACGTGACAGAAGAGACAGAGAGGTGTGGGCATCAAGTTCTATATGTATACCTGTCAGATCCAGAGTTACCATTTTCTTTTGCTGAAGCCTGGAAAAAACCAAATGAGCATAAAGCAGACTGTCTACTTTTTATCAATAGGAAATGGATTCAAATTGCAAGCTTTACTATTCAGTTTGATATAGTCTGGCAGCTTGATAACATGGGAAAGCCTTTAGAAGAGATACTCGAGTGTTTGAAGGAGGAAGAGGCCGAGGAAACGAAAAAAGCCGAGGATGATACGCCAGCCCTTGCAAGCCACGACTCAGAGGGCGAACAAATACGAATAATCACCGAGGAGAGTTCTGATGAGATTGAGGTAAACAAAGCCGCCGCGTGTGATGATACAGCGAAAGCGAAAGACAGCGACAAGGAAGAAGTCACCGAAAAGAGGCCGAATAATTGGTGGACGCAGCCAATAAACGACATAGAGTTCACGCAAGAAGAGTTTGAAAAGGCCAAAGCAAAGCAAGCCACTAAATCGGAGGCGCCGTGCGACCTGCAATGCGCCGTATCATTCTGCAAAAGCATATTCGAAGAGAAATTCGGCCTTTACGGTGCTTCTTTTTGCGACATGCACCCCGAGACCGTAACCGACCAGCTCTTTATGAAAGCCACCATCTTAAAGAGGCGACTAACAGACAGGAATAAGAGTATGAGGTTGGGATTCGCATTCTTTGAAGGCATTCGCGATGAATTTGCGGCTGTAGTGAATTACGGTGTGATTGCATTGTGGCGAGGTGGCTTTGGTGTGCAGTCTTTAGTTCCAGAAGCTCCAATAAAATTCTACACAGATCAAATGAAAGCGGCCCTCTCACTGATAAGCGATAAAGGCGCCGATTACGGCGAACTTTGGCGTGAACAGCGAATAGGCACTTTGGCCGACATGATCTACGTAAAGGTTCGGCGTTTGAAATGCCTCGAGAACCAGTACCGGGTTGGTGGGTTGACGAAAGAAGGCTACCATAAGTTTGCCGAGGATCAGTACTGGGATATGATCAATTACGGCCTCTTTGGTGTGGTGCGTATGACGGAAATCGCAGACGTTTTAGCCTTTGAATTAGAAGAGGGAGAAAACGAAGAAGAGGGAGAATATGAATGGTATGACAGTACTAAGTAGAGCGATGGAACCGACAGTAGAAAACCGCCCCCGCCACATCATCGCCATCGACCCCGACGTGGATCGGTCTGGCGTAGCCTTCCTGCACCTCCCCAGCCGGGAGTTGCGGTGCGAGGCGCGCTCGTTCCCCGAACTGATCGACGACCTGCACGCCATCAAGCAGGCCACGGACGCCCTCGGAGAGCCTCTCATCGTCATCGTGGAGGCCGGCTGGCTCAACCGCTCCAACTGGCACACCCACGCCCGCGACAGCCATCGCAAGGCGGCCGCCATCGGTCGCTCCGCCGGTCGCAACCATGAGGTGGGCCGTAAGATCGTCGAGATGGCCCGCCACATGGGCATCGAGGTTGTCGAGCAGCGGCCCTTGCAGAAATGCTGGCGGGGCACAGGCCGAAAGATCACCCATGAAGAGCTGGCCGCCTTTACGGGCTACACCGCGCGCACCTCGCAGGACATGCGCGACGCCGCCCTCCTGGCTTGGGTCTACGCCGGCCTGCCCATACGGCTGAGCACTTGACCGCGCCGCGTGAGGCGTACTCCTTGACTTTACTCCTTGACTTTATCGCGAGGGGGCTACCGTAAGAGTCAAGGAGTACACGCCCCCAACACCTCAACAAACCAACAGGGCCTCAGGCCCCAACACCTCAATCACCCCCTAATGACCATTACCTCCTACGAAATAGCCCAACAGACCGGCCTCACCCATACCGAGGTCGAGCACATCATCACCCGCTTCGAAGCGCGCCGAATAGCCGCCGGCGGGCAGCCCCTCGAGCAACGCCAAACGAAAGGCCGGCGCAACGGCCGGCCGATGACGGTCAGCGTGCTCACCGATGCCGATATGCGCTTCCTCTCCGCCTGCACCCATAGCCGGCTCTGGGTGCGCCTCTACGCTGATCATCCGGAATGGCGCCCCGAGACCCTCTCGCCGGCCGACATGAAGGAACGCCGGGCCAAGGCACGCGCCAAGACCGCCTCACGGGAGAAGGCCTACAGACGCGTCCTGGCACAGTCGCGCGCCGAGACACGCGCCGCCCGTCTGGCCCGCGAAAAAGCCGATCGGGAAGCCGAGCGCACCCGCCGCCAAGCCGAACGAGAGGCGGAAAAGCGCACCCCCGAATGGCAGGCACGAGAGGCCGAACGACGGCGCATCGCCCTGCGCAACCTCGAGCTGTCGAACGAGCGACGCCGCCGTGAGAAACGCGAATACGAGCGTGCCTGTGAGGCTGCCCGCGAGGAGTCGGAGCTCGAAGCCGAGGGGCTCTATACGTTCAGCATGGCCGCTCAGCGGATCGGCCTCCCCGCTGGGGTGTCGCTCTCTACGCTGCTCCGCGAGCGACGTATCATCTGGAGCAGTGGTGGTGACACCCACCTTCTCCCCCCTTACGCTGGGCGCGGCTACGACGCCCGGGCCACGATCTGGATCGGCCGCCGGTGGGTGCCTACCCCTGTCTCCGTCATGGTCTGGACGGAGGCCGGGCTGCGCTTCCTCAAGTCGTTGCTTTGTGAGGAGCTTTAGCCCCTTACGCCCGTCCCTGCGCCCGGAGGGGATCGGAGGCGGATTGCCGCATTAGGCGGTCGTGGATGGCCTTCAGGTAGCGCGTGTTTTCGGCCGTCTCTGCCGTGTGGCGATCGATTCCGGAGAGGTGAAAGAGTACCGTTGTCATTTGCGCGGCCGTCTCCTTCTGAACCATCCGCATGGCATTGAGCTGACCCGCCACGACCGACGCCGTCTGCTCCGTGACGCCCTTCACGGCGCCCGTGAGGGTCTTGTTGTCGTCTGGGGCGACCTTGAAGAGCTTCTCGAATGTCTTTAGCTTCTCAGAGTAATTCTTTGCCACACCCTCGAGCTGCGATTTGGTCGCCTCGATCATCTCATCCGTCGGAGTGCCGCCCTTATCCATGAAGGAGGCCAGCCCATCCAGCACGCCGCTGACCTGCTTCTCGAGGTAGCGCTTCTTGAGCATGTTCTTGACTATGTTTTGCATCATGCTGTCAACCGTCTTCTCGAACGCTTTGGCTGAGTCTTCGCCCTTCCCGAAGGCCTCCACGAGGGCGTCGCCCAGCTCATCAGCAAAGCTCTTGGCGTCGGTCTGGAGCAGGTCTTGCTTCATGTTGTCCATGATGTCCTGAATCTCTCGCTCGGCCTGCTTATGCTGCTCTTTATACTCCTCGATCTTCTTGTCGTCGCGCTTCTTGCGGCTCTTCGACTCCTCCAGCTCCCACATCTTTTTGAGGTGCTGTTGCTGCTGCTTCAGGTTTTCGATGGCCTCCTTCTGCTTGGTGTAAGTGTCCGTGCCGAGCGCCTTCGAGATGGCGTGTTGCAGGCCATTGTAGGCGTTCTTCAGCTTGTCCACGGCCTCGTTGTGCCGCTTGATCTCCTGCTCGATCTTCTTGTTCTTGCTGCTAATGATCGAGCCGATGACGTTTACCACGGCTTGCACCACGGCCAGCGCGGCCTGAATAATGGTTAGGATGATACTCGCCTTTTCGGCCGTGGCAATAGCCGCCGCAACAGAGACAGCCATCACGGCCACCGTCTGCAGGGAGCTGATAGCCGTCTCGCCCACCTCACCGAGGGCGTCCTTGAGGAAGGCGGCAGAGTCGACAGCGTCTTTTACAAACTGGAAGCTCTTTTCGGTGGCCTTGCCCAGCTTCTTCCAGTTGCGCTTGATCTTTTCGGCCGATTCCGCCGAATCGTCGCCCGCAGAATTGAAGATCTCCCGGAGCGCCTCGCCCATCTGCTTGAAGGGGTTGTCCTTTGTCAGCACGTCGCGCGCCTCGTTGAGCTTTTCGCGGATCTTCGCCAGGTCGACAGGGTCGAAGATGCCGGACAGCTCCTTGAATCGGCTCTCGATCTGCTGGATCAGCACCTCGATTTGCGACGTGGCCATCTCATCGAGGTTGCCGAACAGCTGCGCCCACATGTCCGAGCCGGTCAGCTCCTTGCTCGCCAGATCGGAGAGGGCTTTGGCTGCCAGCTTATCGAGCGAGTCGGCCAGCTCTTCATTGCCATGCTCCAGCGCGCGTCTACGGCGCTCGTCATACTCATCGATGATGGCCTGTTTGCGTTGCTCGAAAGAGCCGTAATCCTTCAGCATACGGGAATACTCATCGTCGCCGCCCGTCTTCTTGTCCCGTTTGTATTTCTCCGTGCGAACCTGTTTGGCGCGGTCGATCTGTTCACGCTCGGCCTCGGTGGTGGCGGCCAGACGGCGGCGATCGAGCAGGGCGATGTCGTCGTTATACTTCAGATCGAGGGCGATCTTCCGATCATAGTAGGAGATGTAGGATTGCAGCAGTGCCTCTTCCTGCCGACGCGCCTCTTTCGTAGCGTCGTACTGTTTATCGTCGAGGAACTTCAGCTTTTCCTTGCCGAGGTCTGACTTGTCGTCTTTCAGCTTCTGGCGGCGGTCTTCGATCGTCTTCAAGACGTCGAGGATGGTGCGCGCACGGTCCAGCTCGCGCGTGATGTCCGTCTTGAACGCCTCCAGCGCCTCCCGCTCAGCATTCTCTTTGTCTTTGTCTCCATTGCCACGGCCTTTGCCGCCGCCTCCACCCCTTCCGGATGGGGAGATTAGCCCTTGCAGCCGGGTGAGTTCCTTCTGCGCCGCCGTCCACTCCTTCGATCCGGGCACCATATCTTTCAGCCTGTCCTGAATGACGGATATAGACTTCTCGATGGCGCCCACGGTGCCGGCCTTGAACTGGTTGACGCCACGGATGCCGGCGGCGGTCAACAGGGTGGAGGAGATAGCCATCTGCCCGACGGCCTTATTCGTGTAGCCCTCGATGTTCTTAGTCAGCTCTTGATTCTCCTTGATCAGATCCTGCTTCTCTTTGTTTACCCGTGTGACGAACATGCCGCCACCCATGCCGCCGCCCATCAGTACGCGCTCTTTGTCCGGCAGGGAGTTGATCTTTTCCTGATTCTCGATAAACTTCTTGGTGTCCTCTTCCACCTTGGCACGATAGGCCGAAGCCTTCGCCTTTGCCATCTCGGAGGCCACGAAAAGCTGCGTGTTATTGATAAGCAGATTCTCGGCATCACGCACCGAGGTAACGGATACGCCCAGCTCTCGGAAGGCGTCCCTGTTGTCATCGATAAAGCGCTTTTTGGCCTCCATGTCATTGCCGAGAGCGAGGTAAGACTGACGCAGGCCGTTGACGGACGAGACAGATTTTGCGGCGCCGTCAGCCACGGCTTTGGCCATCTCTTCCTGCGCCCGGCGAGCCTCTTTAGACTTCTCGATGAGGTGAGCAAAGACAGCTACCAGCGCCGTAACACCTGCGATGACCCACCCCACGCCGGGGAGAGAGGCCATAGCAGCACCCACGGCTCGGAAAGAGGCCGCCAGCGTCCAGTTGGCAGCCGCACTCGCTCCTGCCGTAGCCGCCTGCGTGGTGTTAGCCGCCGAATCGGCCGCTTTTGCCGCCACATTCTCGGTCGTAGCGGCAGCCTCCGCCTCATGGGCTGCCACGTTTGCAGCCGTGGCCACGGCCTCCGCCTTCCTTACGGCGGTTGCCTTTTCAGTGATCTCCGCCCACCACTTCTTGAGCTTGTTCAGCGTGACGAGCTGGAAGGCGCTGTCTTTGTTGAGCGTCTGCGCCACCTGCTGCGTGCCGATAGCGATAGCCATAGCCGCCTGCACTTTGGCCATAACGCGTTGCAGCTGGTCGTTCTCACCCGCAAAGAGGGACATCGCACCCGTGGCCGCCGACAGCGCCCCGCCCAAACCGGACACGCCTGCGATGAGCCCTTGAAAGCCTGCCTCGTCATTCGAGAGGATGCGGCCTTGCTGCGCTACGTCGCCCTGAATGTCTTGCAAGCGCCCCAGCTCATCGGCCAGCGCACGGTAAGCCGCCGACTGCTCATTGATACCGCGATCTATGAGTGTGCCCATCTCTTCCTTCAATTCGCGGATACGAGAGCGCAGCGAATTGTGCGCGGTGGCGTTCTTTTCCACCTGCTCTTGGTGTTGCTTCAGCTTGGCCTCCGCCTCTGTGAGCTTTTGGGCCTCTTTGCCCAGCTCTTCGACAAGCGCCTGATGGGCTTTGATCTCCTCCCGGATGGCCACCTGACGCTCCGTAAGCCGGCCGCCCCGCTCGAGGCTCTTGGAGGCAAAGATGTTGGTGCGTCCGATGGCCTCGTATTCCTTTTTGAGCTCCCCAATATGATACAGGTGCTGGTCGATCGTATTGTCAACCTTATTGAACCGCTGCTTGATCTCTGCCGCCATCTGTGAGAAGCTGGCATCCATCGCCGCGCCGCCCTTGACGGTGGCGTCCGAGAGGCCATTGATGCGCCGAATGGTTTCATCGATCGCTCCGAGGAGCTTCCTGTTGTCCAGCGACGCTTCGAAGTGCATCGCTCCGTCTGTAGTTTCTGCCATGAGCTTTCTTTGGTTTGTTCGTTGGTTTGAGGGGGGGGGCATTACCCCATTGCATTGATTCGGCGGATCACTTCGTCCACGTTATCGCCCGTAAGGGTGATGTCTCCATCCGGGTCGCCCGGGCGACTGTCGCTATAATCGTAGTCGGGCTGATCGATCATCATGCGCTGCACCATAGGCCACGCGATGCCCTCGTGTAGGTAGTGCCATGTCCAGCCGAAATGCGCGCAGATGGCGCCACGTCGGCCGTGCGGGCTTTTTAGTCCGCGCTGTCTGCCTCTATCCGAGTCGGCACGGTTGTCCGGGCGGCGGACATCAATCGAATAGAGTGAATAAAATCCCCGAGGTTGCACATGGCGTTGATCGTCATGGTCAGCCGGAAGAGTTCGGAGGGTTTGATAGAGTGGAAAAAGAGGTCGGTCAGATCGTCCAGCGCGCGCCGGTCTTCCTCATAGTGCACCGTGCCACCCCTGCCGGGCGTGGGCTTCAGGATGTTTGAACCGAGCACAGCCAGCGCCACAATGCGTGCCATACGCCGGGCATGCCGGGCAGCCATCGTGCGTGCCTCTTCGATGGCCTCTGTGCCCTTCAGGCGCTCTTCATCGATAGCCAGCTCGATCCATTCGGCCGAGAGGCGATCGAGGGTGCCCAGCGTGGGCTCCGAGATGCGATACTTCTGCCGCGCCTTTACCGCACGCCGTCTGCGCGGCAATAGGTAGCCCCAAAGACCTCGCCGGGGGGCGAGCTCGGTGCGGTATCCCTCCACTTCAAACTCCCAGCCGTGATTGATGAGCGCGTTCAGCTCCGAGCGCTCCTGCTCCAGTTTCTCTATGATCGTTTTATCCATGATGCGTTTCTAAATAATCGGGGATGAGTAAACAAAAGGAGCCCCCAGTGGAGGCGCCCCGCATCGGCGGCGCACTCCTCCCCAGGGGCTCTCTCAACTAAAAGACATGACACGAAAAAAGCAGTCGCTTTGTCTCCTCTCTGTCTCTTCTTTCTTAGTCCTTCTTCTTGGCCCGGATCGCTCCGCCAGCATCGACGGCCAGCGGCGTGACGGTAAAGTCAACGAGGAAGATACCCTTCGAAGACATGTCCGAATTGATCACCGCCTCGACGGACGCATTCGGGATTTGGAAGATCATTCCCTGCTCAGGGATGATCTCGAGCGCCACGTTTGCCGTTAGCTCGTTGCCGTTAAACTCCCACGTGCCGGAGTTCACCGTACCGCCGACGTATTTGGCCAGCATATCCGGATCGGCGTCGCACAGTTGGAAGGTACTCTTCGGGATCTTCTTCGTGCGCTTGCTGTACACCGGAGCTGCGTGCCCTTCCTCGAAGTGCTCCGTCACCTCCGAGGCCTCCTGATTGATCTTACAGGAGTCTTTATAGACTTTGCCGATTTTGGTCATGCCCGTAGGCATTACGCCATTGGAGGCAGCCGCCCCCACTTTGATCTCGGCCAGTCCGACAGTGATTAAACCCATAGCTTTTCGTTTTTGTGTTGATTGATAGTTCCTTCTTTTTGATGGTGCGTCAGCCTTGGATGTTCCAGCTGACTCTGATGTTCGTGAAATGCTGCCTGACCCCATCGGCCGGCAGCACGGTCTGCGCCTCTACGATGATGGCCAGCCCCGTGACGTGCGCCTCGCGCAGCGCTTGGACGGCTATATCGGTGAGCATCTTCAGGCGCACCCGGTCGGCCACGAACTGCTCCCGGTCCCCGATTCGTACGGCCTTATCGGAGACGTAGACGTTCACGTTCGATACGCCTTGCTGCGGGTGATACTCCTGCGTCAGCGTGATGGTGTTGATCACCACGTCTTCGGCCATCGAGTCGGCCGGGCGGTCGTCGCCTACGTAGATGCCACCGCTCAGCGCCGCTTTCAAGGGCGAGCGAGAGAGTATGCCATACAGGATGGCGTCCGTATCAAACGATGTCTTCAGATCCATAGCCGCGCGTGCAATTGGCCTGCGTCAAACTTCAAGACCTCACCCCGGATACGCACCTCAGAGCCGGCGGCATCATTGGCTATAACCACGTGCGTGCCATCGGCCACCCGCTGCGTGCCGCGCGGCAACTGAATGAGCGACGTAAAGCGGCGAAAGACGCCGCCTGCCGTCTCTATCTCTTGCCCGCGTCCGTCGGTCTCTTCGCGGCAGGGCCCATGCAGGCGGAGGGCATTCGGGGTCACGACCCAGTTGCCACTTTCATCCTGCCGGGATTCGCCGCTTTCGGTGACGAACAAGTAGTGAGGGTATTGTTTGACGCGAATCATCTTTTCATGTGGGAGACACTTACCAGAGGTTTGAACGATCGCGCACCCGCGGACGCGTCGAAAGCACGTCGGGCGCTCCCAGCTCGTTGCACAGGGCGCGATAGAACAGTTTCACAGCTTCCATATTCCACGATACGGAATACCCGCCCTCGGTTACATTTATCATCGTGGCCTGCAATACGACCGACATGCGATTATACACGGCGCGATCGCAGGCTGACACATCGACGGGCGCATCCGCATCGATGCCGCCCTTGACAAGGATCAGCTCGACGTCATTGTCCGTCAGTCCCAAGCTGCCCAGCGACCGGGTAAGGTATTCCTTATTCGTCATCACTCCCCGCGGCTTGGTTAGTTCTTATCCCACGCCGTGGCGTTCGTCTGCATCAGCAGCGAGCGGCGCGCCAAACTCCATGCGGGGAAAGCGTTGGCGGTACCTATTGTAACCTCAGACACAGGCTCCTTTGTAGAGTACTTTCTGATCAGCGTATGCCCATGCATGGCCTTTGTCTCCACATCGTTTGGCAGCACATCAGCCTCAATGGGGCGGTTCCAGAACGTGTTTCCCAGTGTCTCCGACTCGGAAAACATGATCACATCATCCTCGAATGGATTACCCGTCGTGCGCGTACCGTCCGCATGCTCGATCGTGATGGATTGATCAATCACGCGAATTTGCAAACCATTGAACCACGCACTCTGCGAGGCCAAGTAGTCGTTCACCGTGCTTACGCTGGGTTTGTTTTGGATTCCGGAGAGGTTCTGCATGAGCGTGGAGGTATATTTGATGGCCTCCTCCTGCGAGGCCAGCTTCTTAAACGTCTCCACGTTCATAAAGGCGTACTTATACGTCACGCCTATCTTCTTACCGATGTCCAGTGCCTTGGGGAAGTCGTTCGTGAACGGATTCCCATTCGTCGCTCCAGCGTATGACGTGGCCACACCGATCTTCTGTGCCGATGGGATCTGATAATCCGCATCGAACTCCGACACGACGGCGGCGTTATTCAGGTTGTTCAGGTTGACCTTGCCAAGCGAGATGGACTTCAGGGCGAGCCACTCCAAGCGAGACGCAATACCTTCCCAGCAGTATTTCATGTCGTCAACCACGAATGCGACCATCTTTCTCTTGCTAACGTCGTTGGCCGCCATAGCCTGCCACCGCCTGTAGTCGGTCAGATCGACCTCTGTCTTTTCACGCGCCACGGCGATTTTCGGGATTTGACCCTGAATGCGCTCGATGGCTTCGCGAGTCTTTCTTGGAATAGTAGCGCCACGGGCCACAACGTCGGCAGCGATTCTCAGACCCGACTGCGCCTCGAGGCTCTTCCAGGTCAAAGAGTAGGAGTCCGTCTCATCAAACGGGAAGAGTCCCGGATAGAGGTAGTCTTTCAGGTCGAACGTATGAATCACGGCTTGCATACCGGGTTCGTTCAGACCTTCCATGAGTGTCTTTTGCATCTTAGTTTACTTTTTGCTTTAAGCGTTATACATACGTCACGCACCGCAGCGCGTCTTTCATTTTATCGGTTACGGCTGGGGCGTTTTCCTCACGAACCACGGCATGCACCCACGCATTTTCGTAGAGGTTATGCCCCGGGGTTACGTCCAAATCATCCCCTGCAATGGCCACAGGGACGACCTTCGGCGTCTTGTTCGCACCGGCGGATTCAAAGGCGCACGTGCCAGCCTTCACCTCCACACCCAGCGTAGCGCTGAGGGTGATCACGTCCTTTTCCTCTCTCGAGCGATCGATGCTCGCAATCGTCTGGCCATTGGCGCCATCCGTAGCAAAGCGGTCGCCCACGTTGAAGTGGCTCCCTTTGTTAACGTCGTACGTCGTAGACGTGGCATTAGCCGTATTCAGCACACGTGCCGTCTTGCACACCACGTACATTCCATTCGTGCCACGCCCCAGCGGGGTACCCTCTACCACAGCGCTGCCTCCAAGCCCGGCCACGGATACCGTGACACCGCCTGGGATGTCGGCCACGCGGTGCAGGATACTCTTTACTGCGCGGCTGTCTTTCTTATTTTCAATCGTAATCATAGCTTATTTCTGTTTCCATTTACTTATTCAGCTCCTTATATCCAAAGGACACATCGCCGCTTTTCGTCTTTTCGACGTAGCGTGCAATTTCCACTGGTACGCCATCCGCATCCTTCTGTGAGAACATCGGCCGACTCATTCCGGCCAGTTTGGCATCTGCCATGCGTTTGTTGGCGTCTGCCACATCCGTCTCCGTGTCCGTCAAGTATTCGTTGAAAGCCTCCTCCGTGTCGAACGTCATGCGGCCGAAATCCTTCAGTGCTTTGGCGCGAAAGCTCTCATCCTTGCATGCGTTCAATCGGTCGGTGAGCGCTTGAAGCCTCGACTGATTCACGTTTCCACGCTCGTACCGTTCCAGCTGCTCCTTGAGCGGCTTCACGGCGTTGGCGACAGCGTTAGCAACGACCGCTTGGAGATCCATCTCAGCGTCTGCTCCTTCCCTTTTCTTCGGTGAGGGGTCAGCCTTTGGCTTCACCTCATCGGCGCGAGGCTCGGACTGCTTTTCTACAAGGTCAAATTTGCGCCGGAGATTCTCTTCAAACGTGCGTGTGCCGTCGGATACTTCCTTATCCACATCCGAGCGAAAGTCTCGTACAAAAGCGTCCACCCTGTCCCGGGTCAGGCGCTCCACCGCGGCCTTCGCCTCATCCTCGGTCTCCGTCTGTAACGCCATCAAGCGCGCCAGCATATTCAGACCGTCCTTCCGCACGCCTGGGAACTTCGCCGCCAGTAGTGCGAGAATCATCTTCATCTTATCCATGTCGAAATCTGTTGGTTGTTTTGTTTCGGCGGCAAAAGTAGATGGGGCACTTCGTCGCGACCTACTATCAGACGCGAAAAGAAACGAGGCACAACAAACTGTCATAGGCTTTTTGAAATGAAAGAATGCATGTTATCTTTGCTATAAGATTAGAGCAACAAATAGAGACAGAGAAATGGAGCTACTAAGTTTCAATCAGAAAAGGGCACTCAATGCCGTTCTATACGTAGCATCGAGGCTCACCGATCGGGGATACCATAAGATCTTCAAGGTGCTTTATTTCGCCGATCGGGATCATTTGGCCGACTGGGGGCGCACAATCACGGGCGACAGGTATGTCGCTATGGAGTTTGGCCCCGTGCCATCAGCGCTATATGATCTGTTCAAAGCGAAGGAAAAAGACGCTGGAAATGGAGCTTTTGCGGATCTCTTCTTGGCGCAGATCGACAAGCAGATCACACCGCTCGTAGACGCTGACCGGCGTGTTCTCTCGAGGAGCGATATAAAGGCGCTCGATAAAGCCCTGAATGAATATGGCGGAAAAGATTTCAAGACGATCACGGCCCTTTCTCACGGCTCGGCATGGGACAAGACGCCTCGAAACAGGCCGATGTCGTTCTTCGATATCATGAAGGAGCACGGCGAAACGGACGAATATGCCCAGTACGCCGACGAGCAGGCACGCCTGCAAACCATTCCGCTGTGATCTATGGAGCTACCGAGTACGCTGAGTGAGACCCTAATCAAAAGAGGAGCCATCTTTCATTCCAATGCAGACAGATTCCGAAAGAAGATCGGCCACAGCAAATTCTTTGTCGTGATGGGCGTGTCACAGGGGCGTGTCGTGGGCTTCTTCTTCATCAATTCAAATATCCACCGCACGGTGGAGAGCAAACCCGCCCTGTTCGCACTGCAATATCCGATCAAAATGGGCGATTACTCATTCCTCAGCCATTCCTCATTCATAGGCTGTGCAAGCCTGCAGGAATGGGCTTACGACGATCTGCATGAAAGCATAAGGCGCAAGCAGACCACACTCGTGGGGGAGCTCCGCGACAGCCACCTCGAGGACATACTCGAACAGGTGCGCCATTCAGAGGTCTTCTCAGAGGAAGAGATCGAAAGCTATTTCGGGGAATAGCAGAGCCTTAATTTTGCAGTGCTTCCGTTCAGAGCTCGCCGCCCATGTTGGTTGAGGAGTTACGGAGCCGTTCGGGATGCCCCGGGCGGCTCTTGCTTTATATGCGCGCAGAGTGACTGGAACGCCTTTTCAACATCTCAACATATTATATCTCAGACTGATTCTTATTTGCAGACCAACTCTCGGGCTATCATTCCGAGGGAGTCCTCGAGATGATGTGCCCCAACCCGTGACGGATTGTCACGAGTTGAAGTAGGTCCACTTCTTAAACGTACAATTCCAGTGAGTTTCACAAGGTAAGGGCGAAAAAACAGCAATGTGCAAAAATTGCACATTACCCCAGGGGACTCGTTGCGCCATTATATCCAATGCAGGCGCACCGCTATTAAGGCCAAACAAACCGCGGCGGCGATCAGATCGAGCATGATAATCAAGACGAATTTCCAGTCCACCGCGCTCTCTCGCTGCCGGTGATCCTTGCAGGGGGAACGATCGCCGTGCAAATAGAGCCTGCCATTGGTGCTCAGCTTTGCGGCGACGACGTCCCCGCCTTCCTCTTCATGGCATACAGCGAGCTCCTCGTATTTGAGGGCTAAGGCTCCGAGCGAAAACTCCTCCCGATCCATGTCTGCCGGGCATTCCGTCACATCCTCGGCCAGCAAGCGGAGCACGCGTTTTGCCCGCTTGGATAATTTGATTCGTCCCATATCCGTATGTGATTTTGATTACTTGCAGCAAAGGTCTGTCGGGCAGCTCGTGGACGTCATTGACCAAAGACTGCCTCATTTGATCTATCTTTGTACCCGATATATCGGTGCTGATGGTCGCAAAGTGGTAGCGGGGTACCGGCCTTATGGCCGCTACATATTGCAGGGTCGTCGCCTGCCTGCACCGATAGCTCTACATAGGGAGCGCCCGTCACATGGTGCTCCCTATTTTATTTTCTTGTAATACGGCTCATCCATTTTGTTTTCGTCCACCACCCCCCACGACTTTGCAGCGTTGACAACCGATCCCTTGTGCTTAAAATTCGGATGTACGACAACCTTAACCACACGGCCCGGCTCATAAGGATGCGTATAGACATAAACCAGCACTGTGCTGTTCGTGTCTTCGTAGATGTGTAATGGCGTGTTGATCGCCTTCAGTATCTCATTATATCGATCCGGTGCGACCGTTGCGCCCTTACTCTCTTTCGGATGATTGATGTACTTCAGTATCGTTTTATCGAGCACAACGATATCATGCGTTTCAAGCAACCTCCCTCGAGCGTGCATATCAGCTACTATTTCGCTATCCAACACGCCTATCCACATAACTTTCCCGATGTTTCGCTTCTTCTCCCGCACCTCATCGGCGAACTGTTGGAAGCTGCCTTCAAAGCGAGAGAGCTTCTTCGGGCCTTTGAGTTCTGGCGGCACCTCCACCGGCCGCGGTTTTGGCCGCCCATATTCGCCTACGATGTAGGCCGGATTGTCCGTGATGAAGCGCGGGAGGGTGCGCCAACCACGGGCACGCGCTCGATTCTTCTCCACCCAGTCTGTGAACACCTGCGGCACCTCTTCCACCGCCCGCGGAGACCACGAGGCGTGCTCTTTGGCGTCTCCCTTGAAGATGCGGCGATAGAGTTCTTTCCTGTCTGACGGGCGGGCTATGATGGGCAACATCTCGCAGCGGCAATGCGGATGCCAGCCGCGGAATCGGAAGGCCTTGGGGTACACGCCTTGCAACTCGTCGCACATGTCGTGGAAAGGACACGGCTTACCGTCTCGCAGCGTCGTGTGGTTGTTGCTCAGGCGAATCTCCCAGCCCACAATGAGCGGGTTCGACTGCGCCGACTGCCACGCCGCCTCACACTGTGCTGCCTTCAGCTCCGTACGCGCCATTCGGAGCGCGTTTTTGTAGGAAGAGCGATACACACCCTGCCCCGGATGGTACGCCTTGGCCGCTGCGCTCAGCTCCAGTGCGCCCGTCTCTTTGTTTCTCACCCGCCGGAAGAGTTTATTCGGCTCGATAAGGAATTGGCGCAGATCCTTTGCGATCTCCGTCCCACGGCGGCCCTCTTTGATGGCGTTTTGAAGGATCACCTCAATCTCTTTTTTGGCATTCCCGGCCAGATTCCACACGCGGCCGGAAAGATTCAGCCCGTCACGCTGCTTTTCGCGCACAAAGGCATCGGCAGACCGTATGCGGCTGCTCTGGGTGGCATCGATTCGGAGACGGTCGCGCAGCATCCTGTCTCGCGTAGACGGATCCAGCTGCGCCTCCACGCGTGCCTCGAGTACCTCCTGGCTGAACGCCCACTCGCGCCGGATGCCGTTCAATAGAATCCCATTGAGGCGATCGGCCATCACACCCAGCACGCGTTCCACCTGACGGTTGGCCGTGTGGTTGCTCTCGAAAAAGAAATCATCCTTTTTCTGCTCGATGGCACGGCGCACGGCAGGCAGGGAAAGTGCCTGTAGATAGGCCGTGTAGATCAGTTGCTCGATGGCGCGAAAGAGTTGCTCCCGGCGACGCTCTTCCTCTTCTCGGCGGCGGTCTTCTTCCTTCATAAGGGACGGTTATAGAGGCAGTCGCCTCCGATATATCCGAAAGCCAAACTTTACGACCATGAAAGCCAGTGCACCAATACATGCCCAAAAGGAGCCGGAGCCAAAGCCTTGAATAAACCGCTCCCAGCGGGTAGGCTTTCGCTCTACCTCTCGCACAACTTCACGCACCACATCTCGATTGATAAAGACGCTGTCTGCCTTTGCCCACACGGTGTCATGCCGGACAACGGTCTCGACCTGCAGCTCCCCGAGGCTATCCAGCAGGAAAGCCAGTCGGGCGTTGCGGGTGGTCTCGATCGATAGGCGCTCCATCGCCACGCGCCCCTCTGCATTGCAACGCAGCAAGGCACGGAGGAGAGACGTGTCCGACGGCACCGGGATAGGCACGAGCCGTTGCACAAAGACCGAATCCACGTGCGACTGCCGAGTGGGCTGCGTGTGTTTGAGCGGTAGGCAGGCCGTAAGTAGCAAGGCGGCGATGAGCGGCAGAATATGTCTGAGCATCTTCTGCTTGCCGCCGTAATAGGTGATCAGGAATTTCATTTGCGTTGCATGTGTATGAAAAGAAGAAAGGGCAGGCCGGATGACCTGCCCCCTCTCTTGAAATGTGCGCCGCGTTAGGAGATGGCGGCGATCTGGTTCAGCTCCACCCAATACGGATGCCCGTTTTTGTGGTGGCTGATCTGCCGTTTGGCAAAGTCGACGGCCGTCACGGTGACCTTTTGCCCATTCATCAGACGCGCCTCGGAGCGGCGGGTGAAGGCCAGCGCGTCGAACGCCGGCTCGGTGAGGGGGAGCGGACCTTGTTTCAAATCTGGCTGGGGGCCTACGGGCCCCGGCGAAGTTTGGCCGGGTACCTGTGGGCGTGGAGGCGGCGCGACTGCACCGGGTACGACCGGGCGAATCGGGGGTACCACAGGCGGCTCGATCGGCGTGGGGTTCTGCGGCGGGATGGGACGGGCTTTGCGCTCGAAGTCGGGCGTGTAGGTCACGTTCGGGTCGCCGCCGGCCATCATCTGGCCTACCTGCCGGCCGATGGCGGTCATCTTTTCGCAGTAATACTTCTTGCGGGCGCTGTGGATGTCCGTGATTCCAAGGGCGCGGTAACGCTTCACGATGGCCTTCTCATAGTCGAACTTCAAATCATCGATGCCTTCGCCCCTCTCCAGTGCACGCTGCGCGGCGGGGCTGAAAAGGGTGCCCCAAACAATGGGCGTGCCTT